CCGTGGGCATCCTTGGACAATCGGTTGGGGTGCAACCGGACCAGACATTAACCCCGGAACCATCTGGACGATGCAGCAGTGCGAAGAGGCGCTTGACCATCATATAGAATATTTCGTACAGGGCATAACCAAGCTTTCACCTAAGATTCAAACCGCACTACCGCGACGCATTGCCGCAGTGACAAGCTGGGTCTACAATTGTGGCCTAGGAAACTATCGGGTTTCTACGTTCAAGAAGCGCGTTGATGCGGGGGACTGGGATGGTGCGGCAGATCAATGTATGCTGTGGAATAAAGCTGCCGGTCGAGTTCTCCCCGGTCTCACCCGCCGTCGCGCTGCCGAAGCTGCCTTAATGAGGTAAAAATGCCACTTAAGAAAATACAATTTAAGCCCGGAGTCAACAAAGAAAATACGCGGTATACCAACGAAAATGGCTGGTATATCAGTGAGAAGGTGCGTTTTCGTCAAGGCACACCAGAAAAAATTGGCGGGTGGCAGCGCATCTCTGGTAGCACCTTTCAAGGAATTTGCCGCCTACTATGGAACTGGGTGACGCTTAGTTTTGATAACTTGTTAGCGGTTGGGACGAATCTTAAATTCTATATTGAGCGTGGCGGCAATTACTATGACATCACGCCAATACGTAAGACGGTGACGCTGGGTACAGACCCTTTTACAACCAACATTACAGCCGGAACTGCCAATCGGGTTTTAGTAACTGACATCGCACATGGCGCTAAGAATGGGGATTTTGTTACTTTTAGCGGGGTTCTGGCGCCTGTTGGGGGGATACCGGCTACTGAACTAAATGCTAATCATCAAATTGCAAACGTTACGACTAACACTTACACAATTACCGTTTCAACAAATGCTTCGTCAATAGCCACGGGCGGCGGTAGCACGGTAACGGCCAAATACGAAATCTCTGTAGGCCCAGCTATTCAAGGTGCGGTTATTGGTTGGGGTTCCGGCGGCTGGGGGCAAGGTACGTGGGGGATAGGTCTTCCCGGTACCGAACAGTTGAGGTTATGGGAGGCTGAAAATTGGGGGGAGGATCTTGTGTTTCTTCCTCGCGGCGGGGCGCTGTACTACTGGGATGCAACAACTGGGGTATCAGCTAGAGGGGTAGAACTTAATACGATTGGGGGGAGTGTAACTTTTACAGCCGCTTCTCCTACAGTCGTTACACTAAATGAAAGTAGTTTAGTAGAAGGCACCGCAGTTCAATTTAATGCTCCGGGCAACCCGCCCACAATGCCTTCTGGGATATCAGCAAATACAACTTATTACTTGCGAAATGTTGCTGGGGCCACAGCAAATATTTCTCTGGTTCCCACAGGACCGTTAGTTAATGCTGCGTCCACAGGGTCAAATGTTTACATATCGGAACTTGTAGATGTACCGACTAAAACGAACACATTTATTATTTCTGATGCTTCAAGATTTTTAATACTTTTTGGCGCTACAGATTATGGTAGTGCGGTGCTAGACCCTATGCTTATTCGGTGGTCGGACCAAGAATCTTTAGTAGATTGGGTTCCCGCAGCTACAAGTCAGGCAGGATCTTTGCGGTTATCGCATGGGTCGGAAATTGTTACGGTGGTGCAAACTCGCCAAGAAATTGTTGTGTTTACAGATGCTTCGCTGTACTCATTGCAGTATCAAGGCCCACCTGTTGTGTGGGGTACTCAGCTATTAGGCGACAACATATCAATCATAAGCGCACATTCGGCAATCGTTGCATCAGGCATTGTGTATTGGATGGGGGTTGATAAGTTCTACAAATACGATGGTCGGGTGCAGACACTACGCTGTGATCTTAGACGGCATATATTTTCTAATTTAAATCCTTCACAAACCGACCAAATATTTGCAGGTACCAATGAAGGATTTAATGAAGTTTGGTGGTTTTATCCCTCACTAAATTCAACCGTAATAGACCAATACGTAGTGTATAACTATGTAGAAGATGTTTGGTACTACGGTACCATGGGGCGTACAGCTTGGAGTGATTCGGGGTTACGTGCTTACCCGCAAGCCGCAACCTACAGCTATAACGTCGTTAACCATGAATTAGGTTGGGATGATCAGACAAGTGAAACGCCGGTGGCTATTAACGCTTACATCGAATCAGCCGAATTTGATATTGAGGATGGGCAGAACTTAGCGTTTGTATACCGTATCGTACCTGACATTACGTTTGATAATTCGACTGCGGAGTCCCCGCAAGTTACGATGACACTGCTACCGCTCATAAATTCCGGCTCTGGGTATAACACTCCACAGTCAATAGGGGGCAGTTCTTCGGCAGCTATCCAGCGGCTTACGACAGTTAATATTGAACGGTTCACAGGGCAGGTGTACATCCGGGTGCGTGGTAGGCAGATGATCATTAAGGTTGAGTCTACTGATCTCGGTAATGCTTGGCAGATTGGCACCCCTAGAATTGATCTGCGTCTTGATGGTAGGGCCACAGGACAAGGTGTATGACCATCCTAAAAAACCCTCCGGCACCCAACCTGCCGCTTTCCCCAGAGATATGGGATGCTAGGTATCAGGATCAGTTTGCCAACGTTGTACGTCTTTACTTTTCCCGGATACAAAATGTTACGCAAAACTTACTTGGCACTAACGGTGGGCAGTTTATTGACTGCCCTAATGGGCTATTTTTCAACACCGCCGACCAAACCTTTGCGGCTATCAATACTGCATACCCTGTAGTTTTTAACAACTCATACCTGAACAACGCCGTTGCGTTACAGGCCGGAAGCACCTCTAGGGTAGAAGTTAGCGTTAATGGGGTGTACAACTTTCAGTATTCGGGGCAAGTTAAGACAACAAGCTCGGGGGATAAAAACCTGTATCTCTGGATTGCACGTAACGGTACCAACATAGGCTACTCAACCCATGCGTGGACATTCCACGATAACAACCACTACGCGGAAATAAGCTGGAACTTTAATATTGACTTAGTTGCCGGGGAGTACATAGAATTGCAAATTGCTGCGGATAGCACCGCCATAAGGTTGGATGCAGAAGCTGCAACGGCTCCCCACCCCGGTATACCGTCAGGCGTTTTAGCGGTAAACTTTATCGCTCCGTTACCCGATCCAAGGCCCACACCACCATGAACGAAGAAGAAATTCAAAATATCCAACGTATTGTAGTAGAGCATTTTACTAGGCAACTAGGCGGCGACCAAGAAAAAGTTGAAGTAGCGCTTAGGGAAATAGCGGCTGCTATACAAAAAGAAGGAGATAAACTCATATACTCCGACATTACAAAAGAAATTGTATTTTTAATATCTGTACGCGGTAAGAATATCGTTGAATTTCACGCTATGATTGGGGGAAACCCTAAAGAAGAAGAAAAGTTTAATATGCTTGAAAAAGAACTTCCTTACTTATTTGAAAAGTTAAAAAGTTTAGGGGTTTATATTGCGTATATATCTTCTCCTGTTAAATTGTTTGGGCCATTTAAAAAGTTGTTAGATAAGTTTGGGTTTAAAAATTCTAAAGAATTTAAAGATGATAAAACCCCTGTAATTGCTTACTATAAGACATTATTCAATGGAACTTAATATAGATCATCTGAAGCCAATAAAGCCGCCTAATCTAGCTGATGGGGTTAGGGATTCTTTACCCTCCATACGTGACCAAATGTTAACTGAAGCTAAGTATGATGAGTTTCTTTCTTTATACAAAAAAGAATTAACTAACGGCGCGTTGACCCCTGCGGAATTTGAATACAAACATCATTTTACAACTGTTCATGAAGACTTTGGTTGCGCGTTGTATGGGCGGGAAATGCACTTAAAAAAGGGGACTATTGTAGTTGGTGCCACCCATAAGCACCCCGCAATTATTGTTTTATTAAAAGGTGAGATTGCTGTTGTTTCTCAAATGGGGCGGCGGGTTATGAAAGCCCCTTGTGTTTATGCTTCTGATCCCGGTGTACGTCGGATAGGGTTTGTTTTAGAGGATTGTATTTGGGTAAACGTTATAGCTACCGCGCATGTAGGAGAAGATAACTTATCAAAAATTGAAGCCCATCATGTTGTTACTCCCCCCAAAATAGAGAGTTAATAATGGCGTTTTTTGTTATTATCCCCGCTGCCGCTACCGGTCTAGTTGCTATAGGTTCTGCTGTGGCCGCAGGGGTTGCGGCGTTAGGTACGGCAGTAGCTGGAGTAGTCGGTATATCAGCTACAGGGGTACTTGCTTCTGCTATTGGGGCGGGAACTATATCCGCAACTATAACCGCCATAGAAGGCGGAGGCGTTGAAGACATACTTAAGTCTGCTGTAATTGGGGGGGTTACTTCTTATTTTGGGGGGACAATCGCGTCTGAAATCGCAGGTAGCGTTGCTATGTCTGGCGCAACAATTGCTGCCGATCTAGGATTTGCTGATCTTGCTAGTTCACTTTTTTCTTCATCAGAACAAATTGTTAAATCTGCGCTTACTTCTTCTTTTAGTGCGGCTATAAGTGGAGCGGACCCTGTTAAAGCATTAGTAAAAGGGGGGTTAAGTGCCGGGGTAAGTGAAGCAGTTGGCAAAACAATCGATAGTGTAGTTGGCGGTATTCCTGAGATTGACAAGATAAGAGCAAGTTATGGTGGTAGTGCGCTAGAACGGGCATTAAAAACTTCAGTTGCTGCCACGCTTGTGTCAGGGGCAGATTTTGATAAAGCGTTTGTAAGTTCTCTTAAAGCTACTGGAGTTAATACATTATTTAACGAAGTTACTAAAACGTTTAAAGATTTAGCGCCAAAGCTAAACACTGATGGGGCACTACTACAACAATCAGAAGAACAGGTTAGTGGGCTTATTAGACGAGAAAGGGATGTAAAAACTCAGATAAACAGTTTTCTCCCTGAATACGAAGCAGCAGCCGAACCTGTTAACGCCTTAATAACACAAGAAAAACAATATCTTGATCTATTAAATAATACTTATATCCCTCAAGCACGAGCGATAGATGAAGAAGTTAATAATCTCAATGCGATAGTTGCGGCTGCTCAAGATCCTAATCACGGGATGAATCATCCGTTCTACCAAAAAAAGCCTTACATGTGGTTTTCAAACAGAATAGGTAGTCAAATAGGGGATTATAAATTTCAAACTATAACCTATCCGGTTGAATATCAGGACGAAAACGGTGGCGGCAGTTACATGGCTACAGTAGCGGGAGCGGTAAACACACGTACAGGGGCGCAATTTTTTGATTTGGGAGCACTTGTTGATGACATAAATGCAAACGGAACGGCGTTAGCCAATAAAGCGGACACGTTAAAAACAAATATTGACGGTGCAAAAGCAGGGCTAGCTACTGTTAAGTCAGAATTCGATAAGATTTACCCCACATTCCAGCCAGTGCAGTCTAGGATGGATGAGTTAATGGGGGATCTAGACACAATTAAAGATGAATTTGATGCAATTAAGCCCACACTAGACGCTCGCCAAGACGCTTACGAAACCACGCTAAAACAGTTTATACAACAAGAATCAAATAACGCTGCCGTTGTTGCCGATGTACTTGAAGATCTTCCTGAAGCGGAAGCTACATGGAAAGCGTACATGCGTGCAGATGCTGCGGACGCGGACTTAGCTGCACTTTATAGATTAGGTAAAGGCGACCTTTCAGCGGGGGCTAATTTAGTTAAAACTATTTCTGCGAGTTACGCAGATAAAGTAGGTGCCGGTATCGCGGGCAATTTAACGGAACCAGAAGTATCTAGGTTAAAAACAGACTTAGTTGAATATAGCATGCAAAGTAGTTCGGGGATGACCTTATCCGAGTTTTGGGGGTGGATGAAAGGTCAACCCACAGTCGAAGT